TTACGCCCCAGGCAGTCGCGCCCCCGCCTGCAACTCCGTCTTGCGCTGGCTGCTGAAGCTGGTACCCAGCCAGTACGCCCCCACCACGCCAATCACCGTCAGCACCGCCGTGACGATCTGCACGCGCAGCTCGCCCGAATAGGTATCGGGGTGCACGAACAGCACGTCCACCAGCAGCATGAAGGGCATCAGCAGCAGCGTGAACGTGACCCAGAACGCCGGGTTGTGCCAGAAGCCCGGGGTGCCTGGCTCCAGGTACTTTGCGTTCGCCGCGCGCGCGGCCGCAATGCCGCCCCCCACCTCGGTGATCTCGTACCACTTCGCCTCAATAGCCTGGCGCACCTGCGCGGCCGCGGCGGGGTCGGCCTGGATCATCTCCAGCAGGTCCTGCTCGTTCTTCGCGCTGATCGCCTCCTTGGCCGTGTCCACCACGATCTGCGCGGCCTTGATGTTGCGCTCCGACGTTTCGGAGCCCGAGGAAAACAACGTGCCCAGCTTGGGCACCAGGTCCAGCAGGGTGGGCAGCACGGCGGCAATGAAGGGGGCCATGAACGATCCTTTCGATGAAGCGGTGTTGGAAGGGGTGGAGGCCTGCGGCGCGGCCGGCGCCGGCGCCGGCGCGGGGGTGGGAGTTGTGGGCGCCGGCACGGCCGGCCCGTCCTGGCCGAACAGGCCGCCGTGCTGCTGGTACAGCGCGCGCGCCTTTCCCCAGCTGATGACTGGTTGGCCATACGGGCTATCCGGCAGGCTTGCCCATTCGCGGTTGCACTTGCGCACCGCCTCGTCGAAGCGCCCCGCCAGCACATCCTGCAGCGCGGCGCGGCCCCGAATGAGCGCCACCGCTCCCAGGTCCTGATTGCGCGGTGAGAAGTCGGCAAAGCCGTATTGCTTCACCAGCCCGTCCCAGGTTCCCGCCAGGAACTGGTAGGCGCCCGCAGCCGTGCTGGTGATCGGCTTGCCGCCGAGCCGCTTGGTGATCTTGCGGCGCGGGTGGTCGGCGAACGAGTCGAACCGCTCGCCCCCGAACATCACGCGGTAGCCGTCATCTGCGCCGGTGCCCTCGCCGTAGCGCAGCATGCGCAGGAACGCGCGCAGGTTCGTGCTGTTGTCCAGCCACTGGGCCAGGTCGTTGATGGTTGCCATACCCTAACCTCCCACAGAAAAAAGTGCCTTGGCCAACTTGGCCAGCAGCGCCCAACCGCCAACCGCATACACGATGCCCCCAAGCAACAGGAACATGGCGCCGCGGCTGAGCATGCCCGCCAAGCCACCCAGCACCATGCGCCCTGCCCGGTGCGTGGCCTGACGCTGCAGCGCCTGCATGCCGGCGCTCCAAAAGCGCGCCGCCGTGTCCTCGGTGATCGCGCCCTTGATGCCTTCGCTCACGGCCTGTTTCACTGCCTGCTGCACCAACTCCGTCATGTAGTCGATGGTCTCTTGCGTCAGCCGCACCTCGGCCGGTCTGCGCCGGTCGTTTGAACCCTCATGCAAAGGCATGCGCCTCTCCCCCGGTTGTTGGAATGGGTTGCGCATACATCGTGCGCACCATGGCCGCCGCGCCGTTCGGGCCATAGCGCCAGGGTTCCGACCAGCGCAACGCGGCGCCCAGCGCCTCGCTGCAGAACCACCCGCGCTCGCTGTCGCGCAGCCATGGCAACACAAAGCGCACATTGCCCATGAGGTCGTATGGCGCGCCCACGTTGCGCTCGAACCAGTCGCGTGCATAGGCCTCCAGCCCGGGCGGCAGCGCCAGAAAGGCCCAGTGCGCCGGATCGGCCACGATGCGCTTGAGCCGCACCCCGCCGTCCACCCAGGAGGCCGAGCCCCACATGCCATCGCTGAAGACGATCTCGCAGTGGCTGTAGGGGCCATGGTCGATCAACCGCACGCCGCGGCTGTACAGGCCCTGCAGGCCGGGGCGGGTCGCCTTGTAAAACGCGGCCTTCATCGCGGGCGCTCCGTGTCCTGTATGGGTGCCAGGAGAATTTCGTCAGCGCGCCCGGCGGCAATGAGCCCCGCGGCCTCCAACGCGAGCACGCCGGCCTGTGCATCGGCGCGCGACAGGTCGATGTGTGCGGCCTTTGAAACCTTGTCCAGGTAGCGTCTCACCTGGGCCGCCTCAACCGTGGCGCCGATAGAAGCCAGGTCAATAGCAATGGCCTCTGCGTCGGTGAAGCGATCGACAAACGCCAGGTTCGTAATTCGGAAGTCAGGTGGAGCCTCGGCTGGAATAGCTGCTTCACCAGACCGCACGATCAGCCCGTTCAGGTCAATTTCGATCATCACTGAATCCCCTGCATGATGTAGTTGACCCCGGCCTGTACAGGGGCGGTCAGGGCGACGTTGGGCGTGTAATACACGCGCATGCTGCGCCGGAACTGCACCCACGCAGACTGCGGCATGGCAAAGAACCGGTTCACCGCCACCCCATTGGGAGCCAGGCCAGGCACAGCGGATCCCAAGAACGTCGAATGCGATTGGCCGCTAGTCGACGTCGAACGATGGATCGTGCTGCCAACAACGCGACCATCAATCTCCAGCTCCACAGCCACATCTATGGCTGTTGAAATCGATGTGCGCGTCGAGAGAAAACCCAGCGCCCCGCGCCCCACAGCCTCCAGCACCAGGGTGCGCACCCCCGACGATATTGCAGCGGGAATATTGGCCTGGGTAGCTCCTGTTAGCGCCGCAACGACCGACTCCGCAGTCAGGATCGCAGGCACACCCACGGATGTGGTGCGCACATAGCTCGATGCGATGTAGTTGATCAGATCGTCTGCCGGGTCTATCGCGCTGACACCCGTGGCCGTCTTGCGCGTGTAGATCTCACCGTCTAGCGGGCTGATGACAGATTCCCACTGTTTGATGGTGCGCGTTGCGCTCCAGACCTGCAGGCCGCTGCCGCCCTGTCCCAATAGATTTGCCAGCGTGGTCATACGAGTCCTCGTGTTGCGTCTTGATATGTCAGCTCACCGGAGCCACCGAATGCTGCTGAGAGCACTTGCGAGCCCACAGCACGGCCGCGCAGCGGCGTCAAGCCAAAGGCCAGCGTGTACTGCGCCCCGTTGCCGATTGCTTCAACCACCGCGAATTTGTCGCCGACACCCCAGCTGCTAGGGAGCGTGAGCGTGATTCCAGCTGCTGCCACGATGTAGGCCACATTGGCGACGCACGCCGTGTCTGCTGTGACCACCTGCCGCGTCATGCCACCTACACTTCCCGGCACTGCCACTCCGATCACCCAATCCGCGCGCGCGGTGCTGCCAGCGAATGCATCCACGGCGATGACCAGCTGGCCTGTGGCCCCGTCGTAGCTAACGACCGGGCCGCTCATCTGATCAGCGGGCGTACCTGCGCTGGTGGCAACGAGGTACATGCCTGTCACGAAAGAGCGCCCCGTTTGGATCGTGAAGGCCTTGTTGCCCGCGCCGGGCGTCAGGCTGGTCGTGCTGCTGGCCTTGAGTTGCTGCGTGGCGAAGACCTCGGCCTGGTCGCGGTAGTCTTCTGCCAGGTCCCGCGCGGCCTCTGCTGCAGCAGCCGCGGGCACGGCGATGTCGCGCGCTGCAACAGCTTCGTCACGCTTTGTCGAGGCTGTAGCTGCCGCCGATGTGGCAATGCCGGCCTGCGTGGTCGCAGTTTCAGCCGCGGCAACAGCCTCATCCCGCTTTGTCGTTGCTGTGCCGGCAGCAGTGTCTGCCGCTCCAGCCTGCGTCTGAGCTCTATCGGCTTCCGTAGCGACAAAGTCGGCAGCGGCGTCGATATAGTCCACCGAGGCGTTGACGCCTTCGACCATCCCGGGGAAGGCGGCCATCATCGCGTCGCCCCGGGCGGCGAAGTTGACGCGGTCGTTGCGCTGAGGAACAGGTGTCGGCACTGGAGGGACCGGTGCCGGCTTGGTGGGTTTCGGCATTAAACGCCCTCCGTTTCGAGTGTGAGTTCAGAAAGCTCGTGCTCTACGAGTTCAAATTCAAAGTCAGTGCAAATGGCTACCAGCGTGAGCAGATCGGCGTACTCGTCTTGGTCGTTGTCCAGGCCGACAAACACGCAGGGCACTCCGCTTGCGGCAAAGTCCAGCGCCGCCCGCGCGCGTTGGATGCTCGGTTTCTCGATCAGCATCCGTTGAGACACCAGGGGAATCGACTTGCGCGGGACGATGTCGCGCAGCTCACCGTAGTCATCGCGATCCACCGTACTGAACCCGCGGCGACGCACGCGCGGGCCTACTTTGGTATCGCCTATGTAGATGGCATCACCCACAATCAGCTTGCCAATTCCTATGGGGGTTCCAGAGTCAATTTGCACCCTGAGCACGCCGTCGGTATATGTAGGGATGCCAAGCTCCAAGAACGTACTGCGCAAGTCGAATGGAGCGAAGAAATAGTCCTCCCAACTGGCGATGGGTGTGCTGTCCAGCTGGCGCTTGATCGGACCCCACACGGTTTCCCCAGCTTTGCCGAGCGTGCTGAACACCTCTACGACAGCCACGCCGGCCGTGTACAGGATCTTCATGCCCGCAGCCAAGGCGTTGGCCACGCCGTTCAGACGTTCGCCCGAAGTCATCGACTCCAGAAACGAGCCTGTGAGGTTGTTGAGCGTGGGCAGGAGCTGCGCCGCCACGCGGGCACCCACACCCTGCACACCAAGCTGCATCAGCTCAAGCGTGTCATTGAACTGCCCGGCCTTGGCCGCCGTTTCGTCCTCAATCACGAGACCGAGCTTTTCCGACATCTCGGTGAGCTCGCGGATGCCCTCAGAACCGCTGTTGAGCAGCGGGACCATTTCCGCCCCCGACTTGCCAAAGATCTCGACGGCCAGGGCTGTTTTTCCGGCGCCATCCTCCAGAGCGGTGAACTTGTCCGCCACCTCCAGGAGCACAGACGTGGTGCTGCGCAGGCTGCCATCGGTGTTCTTCGCGTTCACCCCGAGAGCGCGCAGGCCTGCATTGCCATCGCTCATCTCCTTGGAGAGCCTCGTCAGGCTCGACGTCATTGCGTCTTCGCTCATGCCGGCCTGCTGGTAGGCGAGCTTGAGCTGCGAAAGCTCTTTGGCGGAAACACCCACACGTCCGGACATTTCGTCCAGCGCGTCGGCTGCGTTGATGGCGTTCTTGATGAACCCCGTGAACGCGCCGATGGTCAGCGTGACGCCGATCATGCCCAACGCTCTGCCGGCCAGATCGGCGGCCTTCTGCATCTGTTCAGACGCACCCTTGACGATACCAACGCCCTGGTCCATCTGCTTCTTGAGCTCCGCCATGTTGGCGAGCATCTGAATTTCAAGAGAACCAGCGATCATGGTGAGTCCAGAAAAACAAAAGGCCCGCCGAAGCGAGCCTTGAAAAAGAAAAACCGCCCGAGGGCGGTTTGTCGCGATTAGTTGAAGAACAGTTTATTCAACATCAACTATTTTTTCCGAGCAAAATTCCGAATAGAGTTTTATGAATTTCAGCTCTGAAATTGCATTACTTGAGTCGCTGACAATCGAATGCACTGCGTTATGAAGAAATAACTTGTAGCCAACATAACCACCATAAGAATTCTTCGCATTGACCTGCCCACACAATGTAGGCACATCCGGCTTGCTGATTATCACGTCACGGAATTTTGCCGAATCAGGATCTTTGAAGTTATCCGAAATGTTGCGCTTAGCCCGCTTCACGAAACCAGCATAGTTGCCTTTCGCAATTTGCTCAGCATCTTTTTCCGCGACTCTTTTGGCAACATCCAAAGGTGCTCTCTTTTTCTCACTCCGCAGGACCAAGAACTCTTCGATGCTCAAAGCCCGTTGACCTACAAAAACGCGGTCAACCCGGCGCTCTGCAATATTCACTGAGCATACGTAATGTTCTCCGCCTTCTGCCAAAGAGACATTCACACTTCCTTGCTCGGAAAACCGGAGGTCACCGTCGTTTTGCATGTCGGTCGCACCGGGGAAAACGTCAAAGCAAATTCCAGAATAGGTCGCATACGCCTCGTTCGATAACTGCCTGCGCGTCTCAACCTCGCGCATGATGCGCAGCTGCTCCTCCTGCGACATGGTCCCGCCCTGAACTGCGCAGCCCCCGAGCGCCAAAGCGATCAGCCCAAAAACGATAGTGCGCATTGCCCCTCCTCTTTGCAAAAGAGTAATGCTATCCCCTCAGCGCATCCTTGATCCGCCGGGCCACTGCCTTTCTGTCCAGCTGCTCAGGCTCTGGCGCCCACGGCGCAGGGTGCTTGGGGTCCTCTGCCGCCCTGATCTCCCGCGCAAACTCCGCGGACATGGCTCGCAGCGTGGTTACCTCCCAAGGGCGCAGCGAAACACCGCTCAGCTGCGTCCACGCCTCGATCTCGCGATAGCTCAGGCGCACCGGGCCAGCCATGCCAGGCTCGACGTAGTCCAACGCCTGTAGGTACTCCAGCAGGTAGCGGACCTCGCCGGCCAGGGGCGGGTAATACACCTCGGCTTCCCGGGCCTTTGCCTGCTCGGCGCGCGGGGGTAGCTGGACGTCCTTCTCGGTCTTGCCCACCTTCTCCCGGCGCTTTTGCGGCGCACACCACCAAGCAATCTGCCTAGCGTAGAGGATCAGGCCGTCGCCGAGGTCTGAGAAAAATTTGCCCAGTCCTTCACATGTTCAGCCACCTGGTCGCCGATGAAGCCGATGGAGGGGTCGCCGTAAACGGCCAGGGCCAGGTCGCGACCGGTCTTGCCTTCGTAGTCCAGGTGCTGGAAGCCCGAGGTGATGTCCGCCAGGTATTCGGCCTGTTCCTTGAGCTTCACGTCGACCGTCTGGTCGGTGTTGCCGCGCTTCTGCAAGCGCTTAACCGCGCGGTTGTTGACCTTCGTGGTGGCCTGCTGGAACTCCTTGGAGCCCGGGCCATAGATGGTCACGCCAACAGCCTGAGTCTTGTTCTCGTCGGCCCACATCAGGTTGTCCGAGGCGTCCTTGAGGTGCAGGAACGAGGTGGCGGCAACTGCTTTGGTCTTGATGTTGAGATTCATGGAATTTCCTTTTCAGCGGAGAGAAGTGATGCCCGTGCGCAACCACCCGCCCCGCTGAAGGAGCGAAGCGGCTGCGTCGGTGCAAGGGATTGGCCCGAAGGCCGGGGGATTGATCAGGGGCCGACCGGGGCCGGCACCTCGACGATGCCGATGCCGGACTTACTGGTGGTCAGCGACAGTTCCACCGTGGCGGTGCGTATGCCTGTGGCCTTCCCCGACTTGAACCAAGCCTTGGGCTTGATGTGGTCCACCTCGTGGGCCGGGAGCGCACGAACCTTGCCGCCCTGGCAATCAGGGCATTGGCAAAGGTGGCAGTCGCGCTCGAGGATCTGGGCACGCAGCTTGTCCCAGTGCGCGCCGTAGCCCCGGGACTGACGACTCGTCTTGCTCCAGGTCATACGCGCCTTTCGTGTTCTTTCGCCCCATCGGTCTACCCTTCCGGGCTGGAGCGTGCCTCGCTGTGCGCCAGTCTTGGCCGCGACAGTTCGCGGCGGAGTGCCACACGCCTTCGAACGGCTCGGGCGTGGCCGGCGCTAGCTTGCCGGGTCGATTCGCAAACGAAAAAGCCCGCATGGGGTGATCCTTGCGGGCTTTGCTTTGGTCGCGCCTCCAGCTGCCGTTGGGCAACCGGGGCGCACTACACGGTGTAGCGGAGAAGTGGGGGGACTGTATCCCGGGCCAACTCGTATCGCAACCTGTATACCCTCCAAAAATGACGCAACCCTTCGATACGGCTGGCCTCCCACGTCGCGGCAGTGATGCGGTGCCGACGTCGCGCGGCCATGGGGTGTTCCTTCTGCGGGATGTAGTGAGCCTGCAGCACACGGCGGTACTGCATCGGTACCACAACCAAGGCGTGCTGCACCTTCATCGCGTTCCAGTCGGGGATGAACGGCGCCAGGGGCTCTTCGCAGTCCACTCCGCGTGTGTGTGGTGGGCGGTATTCGCCTTCCGCACTGGCGCAGCGTTGTTTGCGGTAGCGATCCTGGGCCCAAAGGCCGTACCGCGTCAGCAGTTCGTCGGCGTCTCGCAAGTCGAGGGGCAAGGTTGCGGGCTTGGCAGCCCGAGCTCGTGCCACCGTCACCTGCTCGCGCGCCACCTCCACAAAGCCTTCGAGGGTGTCGCAGGTCATCGAGCACCGCCTTCCAAGCCGAGTTGGTCGAGCACCCGCCCAACACCTGTCCACACCCGGGTTTCGGGAATCTGGAAAAAATCGGTTGTTCGTGAACCTGTTGATTTTTGCTCGTTCACCTTGGGATCACGGTTCAGGTCCTGGCTCCTGGCACACGAAATCGGGGCACATTCGGCACAGGGCACAACCCCCCTAAGGGGGTTGTGTCCCTGTGGCCAAGGCTGTGCTTGCCGGGGTTGCACAAGTGGCACTTGTGCCGCACTTGTGCCAACCATGTTTGCAAAAAATTGCATGCAAATTTCTCCCTATTCGCGGTTATCTGCGCGTTCGTTTGGCACAAGTGCCACTTGTGCCGCTACGGTGCCACTTGTGCCGATCTCGCCCTGAGGTGGCACAAGTGGCACATCTGCATGGTTTGCGTGTTGTGCCAGCAAAACACGGCCGTTCACGATAGTGAGGTGGCCGCCGGCGATGAGTTGCTCCTGCGCGCGTTGGGCCAAGAACTGCCGCCGGTCGCGCTTGCCCTCTTCCTTAGGCATCTCGTTCACCACGGCATCCACCAGCTCGCTTGGGGTCGCACCATCGGCCAGGTCGGCAAGGGTCGTCGCCACCCTGAGAACCACCTGCTGCCACACGCCCTTAGGGGGCGCCTTCCGTTGAGCCGCAGGCACCGCCTGGCGGGCGCGGAGCACACAGCTCGTCACCGCCTCCCCGTCCGCGTCCTGGCCTAACGTCACCACGTCGAGCTCGAAGGGGTATTCGTCGCCCTCACCCATTCCGTCCTTCAACTTGGTGACACGGGCCGCGCGGTACTCACCTGAGCGATCAACCGTGATCTCTGCGTCCATGGCCCCCTTCACACCGGACCAGCCCCGCATGCCCCGATCGCTGTCCTTGCCGCTGTGGGCAATCAGCAGCACCGTGGCGCCCGTGGCCTTGTGCAACGCGCGGCAGTGGGCCAGCGCGCGGCCCATGTCCTGACCGCTGTTCTCGTCACCTCCGGCCGTCACCTGGGCCCAGGTGTCGAGGCAGATGACCCCCGGCATAACGGGTAGCGCGCGCAGGGCCGCGAGCAGGTCGCGCACGTCCGCGCGTTCCAAGACGTTCGGTGCATCCCCCAGTACGTGAAGGGGCACGGACGCTAGATCTACGCCGCGGTATTCGGCATAGGCTTGCAAACGCCCGCGGAAGCCGCTGGCCCCTTCCGCGCACACATAGGCCACGGCGCCTTGCGTCACGCGGCGCTCGCGCCAAGGCACACCTTGGGCGATAGCCATGAGCACGTCCACGGCAAAGAAGGTCTTGCCGCTGCCAGACTCGCCGACGACAGCCGCCAGCTCCGCGCGCGGCAGCAGGCCTTTGATCCAGTAGCCCAAGGGCTCGCCTGTGCTGAACTCGGCAGCCTGCTGAAACTGAAAACGCAAAGGCTTCCCCAACTTGCCCATCGCCTCATGCACAGTCGCCCCGCCGGCCGCCTCGGCGGTCACATCCTCGAAGTCGTCGGCCGTAGCCACGCGGCCCTGCTCGCCCTTGGGCTTGGCCTTGATGCAGTGCTCGCGCCAGAGGTACAGCAGCGCGCGGTCGGGGTCCTGGCGGCGGTGGTCGAGCGCCACCTCCATCGCGTGCGGGCTGGCGGCCAGGAGGCTGAACACCTCGTCGTCCGGCAAACCGCACTGGAACAGCGCCACAGCCGCCGCGTGAAGCTCGCGCGAACGGTCGCCCCGGGTGTCGCCCTCGAGCAGGAAGTCGCGCGCGGCATACGGTAGTGCTCGACAGCGCGGCCGAATTCGACCTCGACTCAGACGACATCCGCAAGCTAGGCGAGGCCGTGATTTTCAGCGCCAGCAACACCGCCGAACTGCTTTCCGCCATCGGCGAAGCAGGCTACGACAACGCGGCCGCGCTGAAGGCCGACCTGCAGCTGGCAGAGAAGTTCTCCGCCCTCGCCAGCGATGCCGGCGACGTGTTCACACGCCTTTCCGAGTTGGCCGCCGCAACGAACGAATCCACCGACGAAACCGCAACAGCATAGGAGCCCCTCCCCATGTTCCCAATCACGATCACCATCCACAGCCAGGACCAGTTCGACCTAGTCGCCGCTGCGCTCAACGGCCAAGCCAAGAGCCCCGCGCCCGCCCCAAAGCCTGCAGCAGCCTCCGGGGCTGCGCCTGGCCAAGCTACTGCCAAGGTGCAGGAGGTCGCTGCGCCCGAGAAGACGGCCAGCGCGCCCAACCCCGCTGCCGAGTCTGTGGTGGGCCAACAGCAGGCCTCGACTGCTGCGACTGACGCCAAACACTTGACTTACGAGGACGTGAAGCCGCTGATTCTCGAGCTGACCAAGGCTAAAGGTCGTGAAGTCGCCGCCGGCGCCCTGGCGAAGTTCGGCGCCGCCAAAGGCCCCGAGCTCAAGCCTGAACAGTTCGCAGAGTTCGTGGCCCACGCCAAGAACCTGCTTGTGGAAGGCGCGTTGGCATGAGCACGCACGCAGTCCTCTCTCCGTCCAGCGCCGCGCGCTGGATGGCCTGCCCGGGCAGCGTGGCCGCTTGTGAGGGCCTGCCAGACAAGTCCAGCGACTTCGCGGACGAGGGCTCCGACGCACACGAACTAGCCGCACTCTGCCTCGCCGACGGCAGCAACGCCGAATCGCGCATCGGCCAGACCATGGGCAAGGGCCACACGGTGGGCCTCGACATGGCCACCAACGTGCAGGCCTACCTCGACTACGTGCGCGACGTGGTGAGCAGCACGGGCGGCGACCTGCTGGTCGAGCAGCGCCTGCCCATCGACCACATCACCGGCGAGCCGGGCGCCCACGGCACGGCCGACGCCGTGGTGTTGGCGGGCGATGAGCTGATCGTGATCGACCTGAAGTACGGCCGCGGCGTCCCGGTGGACGCCGATCACAACCCGCAGTTGCAGATCTACGCGCTGGCCGCGCTGCGCGAGTTCGAGGCTCTGGGCGACTTCACCTCGGCTCGCCTGGTGATTCACCAGCCCCGGCTCAACGCGGTGAGCGAATGGCCCACGCCCATCGCTGATCTTGAGGCCTTCGGCCGCCAGGCCGCCGAGGCAGCCGCCGTCACGCGAGAAGGCCAGGCCCCCCTGCAAGCTGGCGAGAAACAGTGCAAGTTTTGCCGCGCCAAGGCGAACTGCCCCGCGCTCGCCGCGCGCGTGCAGGAGGAAGTCGGCGCGAGCTTCGACGAGATCGCCGTGAGCGGCACCGCCCAGGTGATCGAGCCCATCAAGTCCGGAAGCTCGGACGACCTGGCGCGCGCGCTGGCAGCAGCAGACCTCATCGAGCAGTGGCTGAAGGCCGTTCGCGGCGAGGTGGAGACTCGCCTGCTTGCGGGCCAGGCCGTTCCCGGCTGGAAGCTGGTGCAAGGCAAGAAGGGCAACCGCCAGTGGACCTCGAAGGAAGAGGCCGAGGCAGCTCTCAAGGCCATGCGCGTCAAGCACGACCAGATGTACGACTACAGCCTGATCAGCCCCACCACGGCCGAAAAGCTGCAGAAGGCCGAGGTGATCGGCCCCCGCCAGTGGCCCAAGCTGGCCGCCCTGATCACCCAGGCCGAGGGCAAGCCCAGCGTGGCGCCCGAAACCGACAAGCGCCCGGCCCTGGTGCTGGGCGCTGTTGCCGACGACTTCGAGCACGTTGACGCCGTGTGCGACCTCGCTTGACCCACCACCCGAAAGACCATCATGAAACTGAAACTGACGAACGTGCGCCTCGCCTTCCCCGCCCTGTTCGAGGCCAAGACTGTCAACGGCGAAGGCAAGCCTGCATTCAGTGCTGCGCTGCTGATCGACCCTGCCGACCCGCAGGTCAAGACGATCAATGCGGCGATTGACGCCTGCGCAAAGGACAAGTGGGGAGCAAAGGCCGAGGTGTACCTCAAGCAGATGCGCGCCGCCGACAAGGTGTGCCTGCACGACGGCGACCTCAAGGCCAGCTACGACGGCTTCCCGGGCAACTTGTACATCAGTGCGCGCAGCGAGGTGCGCCCCACGGTGCTGAACACCGACAAGAGCCCGCTCGTAGCCGCTGACGGGAAGCCCTATGCGGGTTGCTACGTGAACGCGGTGCTCGACCTCTGGGCCCAGGACAACAAGTACGGCAAGCGCGTGAACGCTTCCCTGTCTGGCGTGCAGTTCTTCCGTGACGGCGACTCGTTCAGCGGCGCAAGCGCAGCCAGCGCGGATGACTTCGACGACGTGACAGAAGGTGCCACGGCCGACGACCTCGCCTGATCGTTCCTCGGGCCGACGGCCTGAGGGTGTTTCGACCGGTCCGCGCACGCGGGCCACTCAAAGCACGGAGAAGACCAGATGACCATCATTCCCAAAGAAAAAGTCCGCGAGGCCTACGAGCGCGCGCTGAGCCTGCATGGTGAACCCGAAGCGGCTGAAGCCGCCGTGGCGCAAGCACTGGCCCTGCCCGTGGAAGCCGTTGCCGAGTGCGTGCGCGAGGCGGTGGCGTAGTGCTCACTCCCCAGTTCATCCTCCCGCTGGCTGCCAAGCTGGTGATCGACCTGTTCGCCGGCGGTGGCGGCGCCAGCACGGGCATTGAGCAGGCCATCGGCCGGCATGTGGACGTGGCCATCAACCACGATGCCGACGCCATCGGCATGCACGAGATCAACCACCCGCAGACGCGCCACTACCGCGCTGATGTGCGGGAGGTGGATCCGCTGGCGGTCACGCGCGGCATGCGCGTGGGCCTGCTGCACGCATCGCCCGACTGCACCCACCACAGCCAGGCCCTGGGCGGCCAGCCGCGCAGCCAGGAAATCCGCTCGCTCGCATGGGTGGTGCATCGCTGGGTCGGCAAGACCAAGCCCGATGTCATCACGCTGGAGAACGTCGAGCAGATGCTGCAGCGGTCCCCGCTTGTGGCGAAGCGCGATCCGACCACTGGCCGCGTCATCACGCTGGACAAGTTGATCGACCCAGCCACGGGCAAGGCCACCTACCGCGTGGCCAACCCGGGCGAAGTCGTGCCGCGGCACAACCAGTTCCTGGTGCCGTGCAAGAAGCGCATGGGCCACAACTGGCGCCGGTTCGTTGAAGGCCTGCGCGCAATGGGCTACAAGGTCGAGTGGCGCGTGATCTGCAATGCCACCCTGGGCGCGCACAGTACCCGCACGCGGCTCTACATGATCGCGCGCTGCGATGGATTGCCCATCGTGTGGCCCGAGCAGACGCACGCTCGCAAGCCCGTTGGCACGCTCCAGAAGTTCCGCCCCGCGTCGGACTGCATCGACTGGAGCATCGCCGGGGCAAGCATCTTCGGGCGCAAGAAGGAACTGGCCCAGGCCACCATGAGGCGCATTGCCTACGGCCTGCAGAAGTTCGTGTTGGAGAGCGATGACCCGTTCATCGCGCCAGGCGCGACCGCGCACTTCATCACCAAGTTCAACACCGGCTCCACGGGCTGCGATATGCGCGATCCCGTGCCAACCGTGACTGCAGGCGGCAAGCCTGCAAGGCCAGGAACAGGCACCACCATTGGCCTGATCACCGCACATCTGGTGCAAACCGGCTACGGCGAACGCGATGGGCAGGCACCCCGCGCCCTGGACCTGGGCGCGCCACTAGGCACCGTGGTTGCCGGTGGCGGGAAACACGCCATTGCCTCTGCCTACCTCGTGCAGGCCGGCCACGGCGAAGGAAAGGACGGCGGCAAGCGCTGGAGCTACGGCGTCAACGACATCACGGGAGCCATGGGCACCGTGACTGCCAGCGGAGGCGGCCAGAGCCTGGCGACGGCGTTCATGGTGCAGGCGAATGGCGGGCACAACACCGTGCATGCGCGCGACCTGCGCGACGGCGTGTCCACGATCACCACCTCAGGCAGCCAGCAGCAGCTGGCAGTGGCCCACCTGGCAACCCTGCGCCACCACAGCACGGGCCGGGATCTGCGCGAACCGCTGGCGACTGTGGCCGCTGGCGGTAAGCATCACGCGCTGATCCAGTACCAGCTGAGCCAGGAGGACGAGGCCGGCGCCCTGCGCTGCGCGGCGTTCCTCATGCGCTACCACGCCAGCGGCGGCCAGTGGGCGGACCTGCGCGACCCGATGACCACCATCACGACGCACGACCGCCTGGCGCTCGTGACCGTGTGGCTCAAGGGCGAACCGTGGGTGATCGTGGACATCACGCTGCGCATGCTTGTGCCGCGCGAGCTCTACAACGCCCAGGACTTTCCGCCCACCTACGTGATCGACCGCACCGCAAGCGGGAAGCCGCTCACGAAGACAGCCCAGGTGCGCATGGCCGGCAACGGCGTGAGCCCGCTGCCAATGCGCCTGATCGTGGCCGCCAACTACTCGGAGGCCGCTGAGTTGCGGAAAGCAGCATGAAACTCTGGCTCGACCTCGAAACCTACAGCGAAGTGCCGATCACCCACGGCACGCACGTTTACGCCGCCGCAGCCGAAGTGATGCTGTTCGCCTGGGCCGTGGACGACGGCCCAGTCTCTGTTTGGGACTGCACCACCAACACGAACGGCGTCGTGCGTGTGCCTATCGATCTGCTTGAAGCATTGGAAGACCCTGCGGTCGAAATCTGGGCGCACAACAGCCACTTCGACCGCACGGTGCTGCAGCACGCCGCGCCATGCAAGGCGGCCCACGCCGCAGCCCAGGACGTTGAGCGCTGGCGCGACACCATGGTGCAGGCGCTGGTGCACGGACTGCCTGGCTCCCTGGGTGCGCTGTGCGAGGTGCTGCAGGTGCCCGTCGATCAGGCCAAGGACAAGGCCGGCAAGCAGCTGATCCAGCTTTTCTGCAAGCCCCGGCCCAAGAACAGCAAGATTCGCCGCGCCACCCGCGAGACGCACCCCGTGGAGTGGGCACGCTTCGTCGAATACGCCGCCCTCGACATCAACGCCATGCGCGAGGTGCACAAGCGCCTGCCCGTATGGAACTACAAGGGCGCCGAACTGGCGCTGTGGCACCTCGATCAGAAGATCAACGACCGCGGCGTCGCGGTCGATCTGGAACTGGTGCACGCCGCCATCGCCTCGGTAGAGCACGCGCAACAGGCGCTGGCCGAGCGCACGCAGGAGCTGACCGCCGGCCAGGTGGAAAGCACCACGAAGCGCGACAAGCTGCTGGCGTTTGTGCTGGAGGAGCACGGCGTGGATCTGCCCGACACGCAGATGGCGACGCTGGAGCGCCGCATCGCTGACCCTGACCTACCGCCCGCGCTGCGCGAACTGCTTGGCATCCGCCTGCAGGCCAGCACCTCCAGCACGGCCAAATACAAGACCCTGGCGCGCGCCACCAGCGCCGACGGCCGGCTGCGCGGCACGCTGCAGTTCTCGGGCGCCAGCCGTACCCGGCGCTGGGCCGGGCGCCTGTTCCAGCCGCAGAACCTGCCCCGGCCTGTGCTGGAGCAGGAGGACATTGACCTGGGCATCGACGCGATGAAGTCGCGCTGCGCGGACCTGCTCTATGGCAACGTCATGGAGTTGGCCAGCTCAGCCATCCGCGGCACGCTGGTGGCGCGGCCCGGCTGCAAGCTGGTGATCGCCGACCTCTCGAACATCGAGGGCCGCGATCAGGCATGGCTGGCGGGCGAGCAGTGGAAGCTCCAGGCCTTCCGCGACTTCGACACCGGCACGGGCCCCGACCTCTACAAGCTGGCCTACGGCAAGTCGTTCGGCGTGAAGCCCGACGACGTGACCAAGGATCAGCGCCAGGTCGGCAAGGTGCAGGAGCTGGCCCTGGGCTATGAGGGCGGCGTGGGCGCGTTCGTGACATTCGCAGCCGCCTACGGCATCGACCTGGAGGCCCTGGCCAAACAAGCCGCGCGCGCCATTCCGCCGGAGACGATGGGCCAAGCGCACATCATGCTGCAGTGGCACCGCGACCAAGGCCGCAACCCACCCCACGACCTGGGTCTGTCCGATCTGGCATGGTTGGTGTGCGAGTCGTTCAAGCTAGGCTGGCGCAGCGCGCACAAGGCCATCGCCAGCCTATGGGGCGAGTTGCAGGCGGGCGTAACACAGGCCATCGAGTGGCCCAGCCAGACGGTGCACATCGGCATGCTCAAGGCCCGGCGCGACGGCAACTGGCTGCGCATCGGCCTCCCTTCGGGCAACGTCATGTGCTACCCGTCGCCCCAGGTGGTGGGCGGCCAGATCACGTACGCGGGCAACAACCAGTACAGCCGCAAGTGGTCGCGCCTGAAGACCTATGGCGGCAAGCTTTTCGAGAACGTCTGCCAGAGCGTCGCGCGCGACGTGATGGCCCACAACATGCCTGCCATCGAGGCCGCCGGCTACCAAATCGTGCTCACGGTGCACGACGAAGTGATCACCGAGGCGCCCAACACCAGCGACTACAGCGCCGCGCACCTGGCCGGCCTGCTCGCAGCAAACCCGCCCTGGGCGCCCGACATGCCGCTGGCGGCAGCGGGCTTCGAGACTGATCGGTATAAGAAAGATTAATTAAATTTATTAGATATAACCAACATCATGTCCTTCGTTTGCTTCTCGTATTCTTCTAGCTCTTCGATTCCGCCAGCAAGCTTAATTTGATCATCAGCCCAACGCACGCCGATTTTTAGCAAATCCAATGCGTACTGCACGGACTTAATAGTCTCCTCTTTATTTTCCAGCGACATCCCCGGGCATCCCGAGTCAAGCGCCAAAAAAACGTATCCGCCCTCAACTTTACGAATAAATTTCAACCGACTTTTCTGGGATGCCTTCTCCACATTGAACAAGACACCCACAAGCGCCACCCTCACCAACTCGGCAACAGTAGAAGCTGCGGGAAGGGCTAATTGGTTTATGGCATTTTGCTCAAGCGGAGCAAGGCAGCCTCGAACTGTGCTAGCCACAAGACTTAACTCGGCCGGCCTAACGTCATCATATTTTTTCAAAATCGAAATTATGGCTTTTGAATTTTTTCCACAAGTATCAAAAATAGTTCTAAAGAGCAAGAAAGATGAAATCGATGCTTTCCTCTGAGCCTCAGCCTCTATCCGCCTACTTTCTTCTTGCCGTCGAAAGTACTGTTCTTTTGCCAACCGGAAACCAGCCCAAATAGCAGCGATAGAGCCGAATGCTTGAACCCAACTCGCAACCACATTTAAATCCGAAAACAGCAGCTTACTCAGAGCCAATGCAATATAGAACAAAGACATTGTTCCAAGCGCAAGGGACCACACAGCAATAAATCTTTCGAATCGCCCCCATTTTTCGAACAACATACTCCACTCTCCAACATGACTGAACCAAAGATTATCCGTGAGCGCAAAGTAGAAGTTGCTCTGGTCAAGCGTGTGGAAGCCGCTGGTGGCCTGGCATGGAAGTTCACCAGCCCCGGACGGCGCGGTGTGCCCGACCGTGTGGTGATGCTGCCCGGCCGCGCGCCCGAGTTCGTGGAGCTCAAGCGCAAGGGGCAGCGCCCGCGCCCCGAGCAGGTACGCCAACATGAGCGCATGCGCGCGGCCGGCGCCGCGGTGCACGTCATTGACGACGAGGCCGGCATCGAGCGGCTGCTGGGGGCGCACCATGCGTAAGTCGAACCACGAAGCCATTCGCAAGCTGCTGCGGGGTACGGACGGCGCATCCTGTTCTGAGCTGGAGCAGCAAATTGGCGTCGATTCGGGCAACCTGGTGCGCTCGCTGCGCAGCATGCCCGACGCCTACATCGACCGCTGGCAGCCCGCGCGCAACGGTTCGAAGAGGTTCGTCGCGGTCTGGTGCGTGGTGGATGTGCCTGAAGACTGCCCTCACCCGGAGGCCCCGTGACCCCGCGCAAGCACTTCACTGCCCGCCCCTATGGGCACCTGATCACCAATCACATCCTGTCACACGACCGCTGCGCGATCTGGGCAGGCATGGGCATGGGCAAAACCGTGAGCACGCTGAACGCAATCGACGCCCTGCAGCTGGTCGAGGACGACCCTGTGCTCGTGGTCGCCCCGCTGCGCGTGGCGCGCACCACCTGGCCCGACGAGGTCCGCAAGTGGGAGCACCTGCGCGGCCTGGTCGTGATGCCCATCGTGGGTAGCGAGCCCGAGCGGCTGCAGGCCCTTCGCACGCCCGCCAGCGTCTACACGGTCAACTACGAGAACCTGCCATGGTTGGTGGCCCAGTGGGGCGACCGTTGGCCTTACCGCACCGTGGTGCTGGACGAGGCCACGAAGGTCAAGGGGTTCCGGCTTCGCCAGGGCACCCAGCGCGCGAAGGCACTGGCCCAGGTGGCGCACAGCCGCGTGCGGCGCCTCGTGGAACTGACCGGCACGCCCAGCCCCAACGGGCTGCAGGATCTCTGGGGCCAAGCCTGGTTCATCGACAAGGGCCAGCGCCTGGGGCGCACCTACTCCGCCTTCAGCCAGCGGTGGTTCCAGACTTCGCACGATGGCTACGGCTCCACGCCGTTGGACCACGCCCAGCGCGAAATCCAGGACCTGATGCGGGACGTGTGTCTCACGGTGGACGCCAAGGACTGGTTTGACCTGCGCGAGCCCATCGTGAACAACATCTTTGTGGACCTGCCCATGCAGGCGCGCAAGCACTACCGCGAGATGGAGAAGGCCATGTTCACGGAGATCGAGAACCACCAGGTGGAGGCCTTCAACGCTGCAGCGCGCACCATAAAGTGCCTGCAGATCGCCAACGGCGCGGCCTACGTTGGCGAAGGCAACGACACCTGGAAGGAGCTGCACGACGCGAAGCTGCAGGCCCTGGACAGCATCGTGGAGGAGGCCGGCGGCGCGCCAGTGCTGGTGGCCTACCACTTCAAAAGCGACCTCGCGCGCCTGCAACGCGCCTTCCCTGATGGCCTGCTGCTGTCCACCGATGACGGGCTACGCGCGGCGCAGGCAGGCAAAGGCCGAATCTGGTTCGGCCATCCGGCCAGCATGGGTCACGGCGTGGACGGCCTGCAGCAGCACTGCAACATCCTGGCCTTCTTCGGCCACTGGTGGAACCTGGAGGAACGCCTGCAGATGATCGAGCGTGTCGGGCCCACCCGCCAGATGCAGGCCGGCCATGACCGCCCGGTGTTCATCCACAGCATAGTGGCGCGCGACACGGTAGACGAGCTGGTCATGCAACGCATTGACACGAAGCGTGAGGTTCAAGACCTGCTGCTGGAATCCATGAAAGCAAGGAGGACGCACTGATGGCCGACTTTGCGCGATGGGACCGGGAGACTCTGGAGCGCCTGGCCGCCGAGCTCGCCGACGAAAACCGCGGGCTGCGCGCGGACCTGCGCGCCGCACTGGATGCATACCGCGCGCTGGTGCGCGCGCAAGAGAAGGAACACCACCATGTTGGTTGATGCCCCTGCCACTCCTTTTCTGACGGCGGCCGAGGTAGATGAGCTGTGCGCGCCGCTCACCCAACGGCACGCCCAGATGCGCCGCCTTTGCGCCCTGCTGGGGGTGGACAATTTGCCGCGCCGACCTGACGGCCTACCGCTGGTGGGTCGTCGGATGATCGAGGAGCGTCTGAACCAGGCCGGCACATACAAGGCTCCGGCCGGCTTCAACTGGAGTAGATGATGGGGCGAAAACGAGATCGCGCATCCGGCTTCGGCCTGCTGCCCCGGATGGAAGCACGACCCTGGAGTGACGGCAAGACAGTCAGCTACCGCTACCACCCCGTGGGCGGCAAGCCGATCGCGCTGGGCACGGACAAGCGCGCCGCCATCCAGAAGGTGCTGGACCTGAATGGCACGAGCAGCGACACCGGCACGGTGCAGGAGTTGTGGCGGGCCTATCAGGATATGCCACAGTGGAAGCGTCTGGGCGTGCGCACGAAGTCAGACTACGAGGTCTACAGCGTGAAGCTGCTCGAGGTGATGGGGAAGGTGTCAGCGCGGCTTATCCGACCAGCAGACGTTGCGCGCTACCTGCGCGTGGAGCGCGCCGACGCGCCAGTGCGCGCAAACCGGGAAGTTGCTCTGCTGTCCAACCTGATGAACGTGGCTGTGGAGCGCGGCGACATTGACGCCAACCCCTGCAAGCAGGTCAAGCGCAATCAGGAGCGGCCACGCACCGAGGCGCCCGAGCCGGCCGAGCTGTCCAAGTTCATCGATTGGCTACAAGACCAGGGCGGACAACGCCGGGTGATCGCCCTGATGGCCGAGTTCGCCGCTTTGGCGGGCTCGCGTCGCATCGAGTTCATTCACCTGACCCTGCCACAGATTGACGACGACGGCGAGGTGATCCGGCTCATGCGCGCGAAGCAACACGGCGGCGCAAAGCGTGTGGAGAACGTGCTGATCTCGCAAGCCATGGAGGGCTTGGTGCGCCGGCTCCGCGCGCTGCCGCGGCCTGAAGGCTGCCTGCATGTGTTCGTCACCAGGGATGGCAACCCGTACACCGATAGCGGATTCTCTTCAACGTGGCAACGAGCAATGACCAAGGCGCTGAAGGACAAGGTGGCGCCCCGCCGCTTCACGTTCCACGACCTGCGGGCCTACTACACAACCCAGCATAAGGCGCAGTACGGGGCCCTACCCGAACTGCACGCGGACACGAACACCACAGCCAAGGTGTACGACCGCTCGCGGGTGTCGGTGCGCAAGGGGCTCTGATCGCGCCCGTTTTCACGGGAAGGCAGCTCAGCAAAGCCGCGCTGAGCGACCGTCAGGAGAACGTGAAAATTCCCACGAATCGGCCCGAGAACCGCATGGATGCTAGATTGAAGGCTGGACTCTTAATCCGTTGGTCGAGTGTTCGAGTCACTCAGGGCCCACCACAAATACAAAACCCGCTATCGCAAAGATAGCGGGTTTTTTTGTTTTCCAGGCCGGCGGAATATCGCTCCGCCTGCGCGTGGCGGCACCTCCAGGAGATGCCTCCTTCCCAAGGCCCAGAACCAGTTGCCGCGGTTCATTCTTGGCCGGCATGCGCCTAGCATTCACCGCGCATGCGTCCTCGATGCGCCCCCTCTCGGGGTTCGATGTCACCGCATCTGGAGACCTGTCGCACCGGGATAGCTGCTGCGGGGGGGCGCGGAATCACTGCCCCCGCCCACAAGAACAGACGCGACTCCGACAGCACACGCCAGCAGCGTGACGGCCACCACTGCCGTAACGGCGTGTGCAGATGGCGCAAACACCTCATATTCAACCAGCAGAGTGCGCCGTCGCCAAGCGCCATAGACAATGGTCACCCCTGACGCAGCCAATAGCACAAAGCCCAAGGCAGTGATAGGCGCATCCCTGACCGTCCAACCCGAGCGCAGCGCCAGCAGGGCATTGACCAGCATTGCCAAGCCCGTACGGCTCCAGGCCAGTGCCGTGCGCTCGGCCTGCAAGCCTGGGTCCCGAGGCCGCCGCTGGCCCACCTCACGCCGACTCATGTCTGTGCCGACAAAAGAAGCACGATCACCGCGGAGATGCCCAGCGTGACCGCAGAGATCAGCGGGATTGCGAGTGTTCCCGGCAATGGGCGTGCATGGCGCATCGCAATTTCATTGGCGCGCCAGCGCGCATAGGCCAGAGCACACAGCACGGCAGCCACTGCGCCGAGCGTGACCGACAGGGAAGCAACCAGCAGGTACGAGCCCAGCTTGGTGGGCAACTGCGCCAGTAGCACACCACCAGCCAACAGCGCCAGTGCCGTGCGAATCCAAGCGAGGAAAGTACGCTCATTCGCCAGAGAGAAGCGGTAGTCGGGCTCCACCCCTTCCTGCCGCCACTTGGGTTCGCGCATCT